TTAGATTTCAAATTTAGCTTTATTCTCTTTAAAAAAATTATAATATATCTTCATATTTTCTAATTCATACCAATTTTTTGTTATAACAGGGATTGAATCTAAATCATATATTTTAGCATTTGGTATAGATAATAAAAATGGAGAATGTGTTGCTATTACAAATTGACATTTAAAAAATCGACTTAATTCTGATATTAACTGTATCAACTCAATTTGAAATTTTGGAGATAAGCTATTTTCTGGTTCATCAAGTAAATATAGACTATTTTCTTTTAATTCTTTATCAAAAAATTCTAATGATGTTTGTCCATTAGAAAATTCTCTTGCATTTTCTTCTATTCTACTTTTTATAAATTTACTCTGAGTTTTATTTCTAGTTTCAACTGAAATGCTTAAATCTTCTAAAGAAGAATAGTTAATAGGATTATATTTATACTGCATATATTGTTTTTCTAATTCTTGCCTTTTATTATTCTTTTCTTTATTTTCTATTCGTTTAGATAAAATATTCTCAAATATATCTTCACTAAAAATAATTTTACTTCCTAAAGGAATATTATTTTCTAAATAATATTTACATTTGGCTATATACATATCAAAATAATCAGATTTAACTAATGGTTTTCTTCTGTCAATTACTTTTTTATCTGTATTAATTGTTTCAGTTATAATATTAAGTAAAGTTGATTTTCCAGAACCATTATCACCATAAAAAATTGTAATTGGAGCAAATTCTATATTAAAAAATTCCTTTTCTAAAAATATATGAAAAGGATATCCACTCCAATCTTCATTATCAAGTAGTTCAAATTTCTTCAAATATATCATTTTCATTCACTCCTCTTATTATTTATATCAAAAAATCAATGCTTTTTCAACAAAAAATGCCAAATTCATTGACTTTAAGCTAAAATCGTGGTATATATTGAGTGTATTCTAATTAGGAATACAAGAATATTGATGTCTTCTTGGGAATTTTACAATTCCTCAGATGCCAGGCGAAAACGAGTCGCATAAGGGATTGCGAGCTGGTTATTAGAAAGTGTAAAAAATTTAAAAATAATAGTAAACTTGTCCAGTATTTATAAGTAATTAAGAAAGCCATGAGTGCAAAGTTCAATATTCTATTTACATACACACTAAAAAAATGAGTACATATTTATAACTCAAATTTTGTTTGAGCTTATTAAGTTTGTATTCATAGTAGGTAAATAGAGTATTAGTATATCGCTTATGGTCTTTTTGTTGTATATATATTCTTGCCCTCTCTATTTATGCAAAACAAAAAGAACTGAATACTTTGTTTTTGGTATGTAAACAAAGTATTCAGTAAGTAAAATAATATATGTATGGATATGAATATATTATTTTATCTTGGCGAAGCCAAGCATAAATTATCTATCGAAAGATTAGATAATTTATGAGCCCTCCGCTAGGAGCCCACTGACACCTTTCCAAAATGAAGTTTTGAAAGTGTCATAGTGGGTTACATACTTTCGCAAGAAAGTTATGTAACAGCTCCCTTCGGTCGCTACTTGCTACCTACAGAAAGGATTTATATTGGACAAGAGCAAAACAAATTATTCAATAGCTAGAGTAGAAACTTATACTAAAACAAGTATAACAAAAGCTGAAAGACACAACGAAAGAAAAAATAAATCATATTCTAATATGAATGTTGATTTAGAGCAAACATCTAATAATATTCATTACAAAAGATGTGAAACTACCTACAATGAGAAATTAAAAGAACTAATTGATAGTGGACAAGTATCATTAAGAGGACTAAGAAAGGATGCAAAGTTATTTGATGAACTCATATTTGATATTAACTCTGACTATTTTGAAAAACATGGTGGTTATGAATTTGCAAAAGAATTTTACGAGAAAGCATTTCACTTTGCTGAACAAGAAATGGGAACTGATAATATTATATCAGCAGTCATGCATGCAGATGAATTAAATATAGCCTTAACAGAAGAATACGGAAAACCTATTTATCATTATCATTTGCATGTTGTAGCACTTCCTGTTGTAAGAAAAGAAATTAAATGGACTAAAAAATGTAAAGATACATCGTTAATTGGAACTACAAAAGAAGTAATCAATCAAGTAAGCCACAGTAATAAATGGAAATCAGAGCAAGTACTAGATAATCAAGGAAATCCTGTATATGATAAAAAAGGAAATGCAGTTTTAATAAAATCATATAGTTTATTACAAGATAGATTTTTTAAGTATATGTCTGATAGTGGATATAAAGACTTTATTCGTGGTGTAAAAGGCAGTAATCAAGAGCATTTAAGTGATTTGCAGTTTAAAATCAAGAAAGATACTGAAAGATTAGAAAAAATCACAAATAAAGTTGAAGAAAAAGAATCTTCTTATAATTCCTATATGCAATATGATAAGCAAATTGAAGATATTTCAAATTTAGGAAAGCAAAAGCGATTTTCTAAAAAGATTGAATTAGAACAAGAAGATTATGAAAGTTTAACTGAATATGCTAAAAAAGGAATTGTTGCAGATAAAGAAATATATGAACTAAACAACAGAATTGATAATTTAAGAAATGCAGTAGACAAATGGAAATCTCTATATGATGATATAGTAGAAAAAACAAAAGATTATTTCCATGCTATAAAACTTGCACCTCAAAAGGTTACAAATTTCTTTAAAAGTTTATTTGATAAAGAAAAACAAGATGAGCTAGAAAAGCAAAAACTTGTGCAAGAAAAAATACAAGCTGAAAGAAAAGCTCGTGAAGAAGCTAAAGAAAAAGAAAGAGTTGAAAAGCAGAAACTAAAGAAATCTCCTGAATACAAGAAAAAAAGGAGGGCTGATAGAGATGAAAGATAATAATCATAAAATAGTTATAACAGGTCTTACTAATGAAGAATATGAGTTTATTGAGAATATAAGAAAAGAACTATATAATAAACTTTCTAAAATGAACAATGAAGAATTGCTAGATTATATAAAAACTCTTTGCCCTGAGCAAGATTTGAACTTTAAAAAAAAAATAAAAGGAACAACTTATAAAGTAAACACTTACTTTAGTAATACTTCCGAATATACCATATTACAGAGTTTACTAAAAATTTTTGAAAAATGAAAATTAAGTATTGAAATTTATGCTTGGAATATGGTATATTATGACTACTACTAAAGTAGAAACTATAATTTTATATCGTATTTCAAGCTGTCAAATGAAAGGAGTAAAATTATATGAAACAGCTAGAAAGCGATAAGATCACTGCTTTATACTGTCGTTTATCAAGAGATGATGAACTTTCAGGAGAAAGCAATAGTATAACAAATCAAAAATCAATTTTAAGTAAATATGCACAAGATAACAATTTTCAAAACATTAAGTTTTTTGTAGATGATGGTTATTCTGGAACAACTTTTACAAGACCTGCATTTATGGAAATGATGGGACTTGCTGAAAGTGGTAATATTGGAACAATTATAGTAAAAGACCATTCAAGACTTGGAAGAAATAGACTTGTTGTTGGACAACTTTTAGAAGAAGATTTTGTAATACTAGGTATTAGATATATTGCAATAATGGACAATATTGATAGTAGTAAGGGTTTAAATGACTTCTTACCTATTCAAGATTGGTTTAATGAAATGCATGCTAAAAATACAAGTCAAAAAGTTAGAGCAGTTCTCAAAAATAAAGGCGAATCAGGTATTTCTCTTGCTAATAATGTACCTTATGGCTATAAAAAAGATGAAACAGACAAAAGCAAGTGGGTTATTGATGAACAAGCTTCTAAAATAGTAAAAGAAATATATAATCTCTTTATACAAGGTCATGGAACTTTTGAAATTGCAAGAATACTTACTGAAAGAAATATTATGACACCATCTGAATATTTTGCAAGTATTGGAAGAACATTCCCTACTAGATTACAAACATTCAAACATCAATGGAATGCTACAACAGTAGCAAGTATCTTAGATAGACAAGAATATATTGGAGATACTGTTAATTTTAAATATACCATTCGTTCTTACAAAGACAAAACTAAGGTTAATCTTCCAAAAGAAGAATGGAAAATATTTAAAAATACCCATGAGCCAATAATTGACGAATATACTTGGAATATTGCACAGCAATTACGAAACAACAGAAAAAAGCCTACTCGTTTAGGAAAGAAAAGTATATTCTCAGGATTACTATTTTGCTATGATTGTGGTAAAAAGCTATATTTTCAATCTCCAGTAACTGACACAAAATCAAAAGACCATTACAGATGTTCCAGTTATAAGAATAATACTTCTTTATGCTCTTCTCATTATATTTCAGATGAAGTATTGCAAAGTCTTGTTTTAGAAAATATGCAGAAAGTAATTTCTTATATGAAAGATTACGAAGATTTATTTATACAGGAGCAATTAGATAAAAGTTCTAAAGAAGATGCAAAAGAATTATCTCAAAACAAGAAAGAACTTAAAAAGGCAAAGAATAGAATAATTGAAATTGATAACTTGTTTCAGCATATTTACGAAGATAATATTTCAGGAAAATTAACAGATGAAAGATTTAGGAACTTATCTTTTAATTATGATAAGGAACAACAAGAATTAAAAATAAAAAGTGAACAATTGTCAAAACAAATCAACAATACTGAAAAGAAAACAACTGATTTAACACAATTTATAAGTAATGTTAAGAAATACACTGAAATAACAAAATTAACACCAGAGATTTTAAATGAACTAATAGAAAAGATACTTGTCCATCAAGCAGAAATAATAAATGGCAAAAAAGTTCAAGAAATAGATATTTATTACAGGGGTGTTGGCATCATTTCTTTTCCAGTTAGTTTTGAATATATGAAAGTAGCAATTGAAAAAATGATAAATAAAAGAAAAACAGTTTAATTATTAAGAAAATAAGCTATGATATGGGGAAAACATTTTAGTGTACTTAACTAAAGCGTTCTCCCCTATGGATTTTGACAAGTATGTCAAAATTCGGGGGCTCTGCGAGGCAATAAATTTTCTTCCACTGGAATAAAATTTATTCAAATTAACTATCGCCTCTTTCATTTTTACTTTGTAAAAACAAAACGTGCCACGTTAATTTGTTTTAAGAAATGCCTACGCAGTTGTATAAGCAATAGCACCTATTCGTACATTTTCTTCTTGTGATGTTGGAAACGATTTTTCTTCTTTTACTGCTACCATTCTTATTAACTTTTCTTTTGCTATGTCAATTTCAAATTCTACTTCTTTATCTCCATAACTTTTATTCAAATCCATTTGTGCAATTTCATAAAATTCTATTTCAAATTCTTTGTTTAATCTTGTTATATATTCATCTAATTGTTCTTGATTTATATTTACACCTGTTCTAATAAATTTTTCTTCTCCATTAACTTCTACTGGAGCATACACATCAAATATTCCATTGTTAAAGAACTTTACCATTTGCTGAATATAACTACTTCTAAAATTAATTTTATCAATTTGTAAATATCCATTTTCATCTTTTATTAGTACAACTGATTCTATAAACTTTGAAATAAATTCTTGTTTCTCTTCTTTTGACTTTCTATTCCATTCTTCTTTTATAGTTTCATTTAAAGTATTATCTCTAATTCGCTTTTCTCTTTCTATATCTCTGTCAGCCATTAATTGTTGTGGAGAAAAGGTTATAGCATTTAAGTTTAAAGTATCTAACTTCTTCTTTTCTAATATGCTTAATTTTTCTTCTATAACTTTATAATCTTCAGAGAAATCTTCCATTTCCACTATGCCACTCAAATATGCTTTTTTAATTCTTTCTTTTTGTTTTTCTAGCTGTTCAATTTCTTTGTCAATTTTTTCTGTACTTGTTTCTTTTTTATCTGCTAAAACTGGAAGAAAATATTTTTTTACTGACATATCATATTCTACTAAATCTAATATAAAATGTTCTAAACATTCTTCTATTAAATCTTCTCTATAATACAATTTGCAATGTTCACAGTTGTAATACATATATTTTTTCTTTTTACCACCTGAACCTTTGCATTTCATTATTCTATTACAATTTGGACATCTCAATTTTTGAAAGAATAAATAAACTCTATCTCTTGTGTATGCCCTTTGATTTTTCTCTTTTTGTATTTGTGCTTCTTCCCACATAGCACGACTAATAATTGGCTCTACAACATTCATATAGATTATTGGCTCTTTGCCTTGTACTTTTCCAATTTTCTTGTATTGTTCATAATCTCCCATATAAATACGATTTTCTAGTATCTTTTGAATGTGTGAATCTTTCCATTTTTTAGGAGATAGTATTTGTTCTTCTTTAAAAATATTTGCTATCTGGTGAAAGCTTTTTCCCTCTAAATACATATTAAATATTCTTATTATAATATCTTTTGTAGTTTCATCAATTACAGTTTTCTTGTTACTATCTTTCTTGTAACCTAATGGAATAGTTCCGTGGCAAATGTCCAGATTTTATAGCACCATTTAATCCAAACTTTGTCCTTTCACTTACTATTTCAATTTCTAGTTGAGATAAAACAGTTAGCATTCTTACAAAAAATCTTCCATTAGCTGAAGATGTATTTACATCATCCCTATCGCACACCAAATAAGTATTGTGCTTTTCTAATACTGCAATTAGCTCTTCTAAATCACGAACTGAACGAGTAACTCTGTCTAGCTTATATGCAACAATATAGTTGATTTTGCCTTTCTTCATATCTGCTAACATCTCTTGAAATGCTGGTCTATGTTCCATATCTTTTGCACTTATTCCAGCATCTTCATAAACCTTAAATACTTCGTATTCTTTAAATTTACAAAGCTGTAATAGTTTTTCCTTTTGTTCTCCTAAACTAAATCCGTTCCCTAGCTTGATCATCTGTACTAACTCTAATATAAATTCCTGCTACTTTCTTTTCATCATTCATTATTATAAATCCTCCTTCCAAAATTGATGATAGAAAGGCACTATAAAAAGTGTCACATAGCAATTTGCAATTAGCATTTGGCTACTGACACTTTTAGAATTTTATAATTTATTTATATTAACTTATTTTTAATATCACAAATAAATCAATATAGTATATTTTTTTAAAAACTCTAAAATTATCAATGCCTTGCTATGTAATCTTTTAACTGAGATAACGGATATTTGTTTCTCAAATCATTCACATAAAAATAATCGTGTTCATTAAAGAATAAATAAAGATTATTTTTAATCACTAATTTATGGGGCTCTACATATGCTAAATTGCTATGTTCAATAACTCTTAATGAGCCTTGATAAATTTTAGGCTTTTCCTTTCCTTTTAGTTTTAATTGGCACGCCCACTCAATTTTAGAATTTAGTTCTTTACTAATATTGATTTTTTTCTTGATTATGTTCAACATAATATCACACCTTTCCGAAAATTTCAATACTTAGGCACGAAAAAAATCGACCTTTTACAGTCGATTTAATCGTTTTTTCGTCTGGTGTGACGATATTATCCTTTGGTGCCAACAGGCAGAATCGAACTGCCGACCTACGAGTTACGAATCCGTTGCTCTACCAACTGAGCTATATTGGCATAACTCTGTTTTACTGTATAATTATAATATTTTTTCTTATAAAAATCAAGAAAAAGATAATTATTTTATCTTATAAAATAATTATCTTTTTTATAATTCACTTCATTTTTTAATACATTCCATCCATTCCTGCTGGCATTCCACCTTCTTGTGATCCGCAATTACAATTTTTTGGTTCTGGTGCATCTGTTACTAAACTTTCTGTTGTAAGTACCATTGATGCGATAGAAGCTGCATTTTGAAGTGCACTTCTTGTTACTTTTGTAGGGTCTACAATTCCTACTTTTTTCATATCTACATATTGTTCATTTGCAGCATCAAATCCTATTCCAGCTTCTGATTCTTTTACTTTATTTACAATAACTGCTGGCTCTAATCCTGCATTTACTGCTATTTGTTTTACTGGTTCTTCTAATGCTTTTAATACAATTTGAGCACCTAATTTTTCTCCATTTTCTAATGTATCTACTAATTTTGATACTTTTGGAATTACATTAATTAGAGCTGTTCCTCCACCACTAACAATTCCTTCTTCTACTGCTGCTTTTGTTGCAGATAATGCATCTTCAATTCTTAGTTTTTTGTCCTTCATTTCAACTTCTGTTGCTGCACCAACTCCAATAACAGCTACTCCTCCTGCTATCTTTGCTAAACGTTCTTGTAATTGTTCTTTATCATAATCACTTTGTGTTTCATTAATTTGTGCTTTTATTTGACCAACTCTATCTGCTATTTGTTGTTTGTCTCCTGCTCCATCTACGATAATTGTATTTTCTTTTTGTACTTTAACTTGTTTTGCTTTACCTAATTGTGCAATTGTTGTATCTTTTAATTCTAATCCTAAATCAGAAGTTATTACTTCTCCTCCTGTTAATACTGCTATATCTTCAAGCATTGCTTTTCTTTTATCTCCAAATCCAGGAGCTTTAACAGCTACTACATTTAGAACTCCTCTTAATTTATTTAAGATTAATGTTGATAAAGCTTCTCCTTCCATATCATCACAAATAATTAGTAATTTTCCTGATTCTTGCATTAAACTTTCTAGCAATGGTAAAATTTCTTGAATATTGCTAATTTTTTTGTCTGTAATTAATATATATGGATTATCTAAAACCGCTTCCATTTTCTCTGTATCAGTTGCCATATATGGTGATAAATATCCTTTATCAAATTGCATTCCCTCTACTACATTTAATTCTGTATTTGATGTTTTAGATTCTTCTATCGTTATAACTCCATCTTTAGAAACTTTTTCCATTGCATCTGCAATTAAATTTCCTATTTCTTCATTATTAGCTGATATACTTGCTACTCTTGCAATATCTTCTTTTCCATTAACTGTTGAGCTAATTTCCTTTAACCCTTCAACTGCTGTATTGACCGCTTTATCAATACCTCTTTTTATTGCCATTGGATCACTACCTGCTGCTACATTTCTTACTCCTTCTTTTATCATACTTTGTGCTAAAACTGTTGCTGTTGTTGTACCATCTCCTGCAACATCATTTGTCTTTGTTGAAACTTCTTTTACTAAACGAGCTCCCATATTTTCGAATTTATCTTCTAATTCTATTTCTTTTGCTATTGTTACACCATCATTTGTTATTAATGGTGCTCCAAAACTTTTATCTAAAACTACATTTCTTCCTTTTGGTCCTAATGTTACTTTAACAGTGTCTGCTAATTTGTTTACACCTTCCAATAAAGATTTTCTTGCATCTTCTCCAAATTTAATAACTTTTGCCATTTTTTATCCTTCCTTTCATTTATTAAGTTACAACTATTTTTATAAATAGCTTTTTTTATTTTACTTTATTATAAAACAATTGCTAATATATCATTTTGTTTTACTATTATGTATTCTTCTCCTTCATATTTTACCTTTGTTCCTGCATATTCACTAACAATGATGTTATCTCCTTTTTTTACATTCATTGTTTCTGCTTTTCCGTCTATAACTTCTCCTGGTCCTACTTCTATTACTTCTGCTATTTGTGGTTTTTCTTGAGCAGCTCCTGCTAATATAATTCCACTTTTAGTTGTTTCTTCGCCTTCTTTCATTTTTATTAATACTCTACTTCCTAATGGTTTAATCATATTTATTACCTCCTTATATTTTTAGCACTCTTCTTTGTTGACTGCTAATAATTTATACCCATTTTATTAAAAAGTCAATACTATTTTTATATTTTTCACACAAAGTTCACATATCTATTTTATTCATTGATACATAAGCTTATTACAATTTTTTCTATTTTCTTGCATTTTTATCCTATCCAGTTTATAATACTTATATGAAAAGATTAATTGTAGATAAAAAATATGATCAAAAAAAATTAAATAAATTTTTACAGGACAAAATTCCTAATCTTACATCTACTTTATTTTATAAAACTTTAAGAAAAAAAGATATTAAAGTAAATGGATTAAGAATAAAAGAAAATATTACCGTTTCAATTAACGACGAAATTTTAGTATATATCTCTGATGATTTATTAACTTCTAATATTCGTATAGATATATTTTTTGAAGATGATAACATTTTAGTAATTAACAAACCTTATAATATAGAGGTTACTGGTAATAACAGTTTAACAACATATGTTCATCAAAAATATTCCAAACGGTTTTAAGCCTATGCCTTGTCATCGAATAGATAGAAATACAACTGGTTTAGTTTTATTTGCTAAAAATGAAGAATCATTAAACATTCTTTTAAATAAGTTTAAAAATCACGAAATTGAAAAGCACTACTTAGCATTAGTATATAGTATTCCAAAACAAAAATATAAAAGATGTGAAGCTTACTTGTTTAAAGATAATAAAAAATCAAGAGTCTATATAAGTGATACTTTTAAAAAAGGTTATCAAAAAATCATTACTACTTATAATATTTTAGAAACGAAAAACAATAATACATGTCTTTTGGATGTTCAAATAGAAACTGGAAAAACACATCAAATTCGTGCACATCTTGCACACTTAGGCTACCCTATTATTGGAGATCGGTAAATATGGACTAAATGATATAAATAAAAAGTTCGGAAAGAAATATCAAATGCTTTGTAGCTATATAATAAAATTCAACTTTAAATCTAATTCTGGTATTTTAAATTATTTAACCAATAAAAGCTTTATATTAGATAAAAATAAATTTATATAATAAGGAGATTTATATGTTTAACAAAATAAATGTACTAATTAATGAAGAAAAATTACAATCAAGAATTAATGAAATAGCAAATGAAATATCGAATGATTTTAAAAATGAAGAAATCATATTAATCTGTGTTCTAAAAGGCTCTGTCTATTTTACAATAGACTTATCAAAAAAAATAACTAACAATTCTATTATATTAGATTTTATGAAAGTAAGTAGTTATGAAAATGGCTCTACATCTTCTTCTGGTAAAATAAATTTTGAGCTAGATATACATGAAAATATTGAAAATAAAAATGTAATTATTATAGAAGATATTGTAGATTCTGGATTAACTCTAAATTATTTATACAATTATTTAAGTAAAAAAAATCCTAAAAACTTAAAAATTTGTGTTCTTTTAGATAAAAAAGAACGAAGAACTGTACCTATAAAAATAGATTATACATGTTTTGAAATTGAAAATAAATTTGTTGTTGGGTATGGATTAGACTATGATGAAAGATATAGAAACTTACCTTATATTGGATATATTGAAGAAAATTAAAAATAAAAAAGGATTGATAATTTTTAAAGAATATCGTATAATAAAAAGGTACTTGGGGATGTAATGGTTTCGACATACTACCAGAAGTATAGATAGCAAGTAGTGGATTCTCGTTGGCCACTTTAAAAAACGGGAAAATAAAAATAAACGCTGATAAACAAGAATTAGCATTAGCTGCCTAATTGCAGTTACGTCTTATTTTAATATGCCCACGTATTTTAATAGGATGTCATAACTAGTGGGAAACGAAGCTACTTTTTCTTTTAATGTAGTAGGTATTTTAAAAAGATATATTATAATTTATCCTGTTTGTTGGAGAAATTGTAATGAATAAAAAAAACAAACTAAACTTGTAGAAATCTATGTGGAAAGTATTATGGACAGGAGTTCGACTCTCCTCATCTCCACCAAAAAATGAGACACTGGGGACAGTCCTTATTTGTCTCACATTTATTATTTTTTGCGGGTATAATTTAGTGGTAGAATGTCATGCTTCCGACCTGATAGCGAGGGTTCGATTCCCTCTACCCGCTCCATAAGATAAAATCGTCGCACCAATGTGACGTTAATGATTAAATCAATCTGAAAAGATTGATTTTTTTGTGCGTTATTGCAAAGAAAGGTGTGATGTGATATGATTAAAATAATTAAAAAGAAAATCAATATGAGTGATGAACTTAGGAGTAAAATTAATTGGTCTTGCAAATTTAATAATAGACCCTACCAGATTATTGAGGGTCACCTAAGAATTGTGGAACATACAAATTTAGCATATGTTGAGCCACATAAAGTAATTATTGGAGATACACTATATTTATTCTTCAATGAACAAAAACATTTTTATATTGGGAATTTAAAGAAGAAAATCCCTATTGCTGATTTATCAGAATACATAGCAAGGCATTAATTAATTGAGAGTTTATATACTCCCATAATATTGGTTTATTTTGTCGTGTAAATAATCAATATAAAGTATAAGGTGTCTTGTTATGTGACACCTTTTTTGGTGCCTTTCATTAAAAGAAAAGGAGGAAAAATTATGAATAATGAAAGGATGATTGCAGCAGTTTATATTCGTGTTTCGACAGAGGATCAGGCACGAGAAGGATTTTCTTTAGGAGAACAAAAAGAAAAGTTATTACAACTCTGTGCGTTTAAAGGTTATGAAGTATTTAAGGCTTATGAAGATGCAGGAATATCTGCAAAAGATATGGAACATAGACCTGCATTTCAAGAGATGTTACAAGATATGAAGGACGGAAAAATTAATTATATTGTAGCCTACAAACTAGATAGAGTTACTCGTTCAGTTCGTGATTTAGAAGAATTAATATCTCAGTTAGAAAAATATAATTGTTATTTAGTTTGTGATAGAGATGATGTTAATACTTCTACTGCTAACGGAAGATTTTTTGTAAGAATGCTAACAGTATTATCACAATTAGAAATTGAAATTGTATCGGAAAGAACTAAATTTGGACTTAATGGAGCAATTAAGTCAAGTCATTTACCAGGTCCTGCCCCACTAGGATATAAGAAAGATGGTAATAAAAAAACTATTGTTGATGAAACAACTAAACCTGTTATTGAAAGAATATTTAAGTTGTATTTGGAAGGCAAAAGTTTTCAGCAAATATCAAATATCTTTAATAAAGAAAAATTATTAAATCCAAAGAAATGGAAAGACACGACTATTCAAAAGATAATTGATAACAAAATCTATATGGGAGATTATGAGCAATATAAAAGAATTGCTAAAAAAGAAAACAAAGAACCTGTTATTTATATGAATGTTGTAGAACCAATAATATCACGTGCAATGTGGGAAGAATGTCAAAGACAAAAAGAAGTTAATCAAAGAACTTATACTAGAGATAGAGTTTATTTATTCTTTCAAAAGATTAAATGCCATACTTGTGGAAGAATAATGAAATGTAAAGGTTCTGGTGGTAAGAAGAAAAAGTATATGTATTACAATTGTGAGAAATGCCATTTAAATTATCGTGAAGATAAAATAGAAGAATGTTTAATGCAATTTATATATGATTTAGTTGAATATGATATGGCAGTTAAAAAGTATTTTTTACCTATTCTAGCAGACCATAAGCCTACAAAAACTGATGATATAGATAAAGAGATTAATGGGTTAATAAAACAAAAAGAACGTATTAAAAAAGCATATATGAGTGGTATTGTTGAGATGGAAGATTTTTCAGAAGATTACAAACTTATTGAAGAAAAATTAGAAATTTTAGAACAAAAGAAATCAGAACTATTAAATCTAGATAATATAACTTTTACCCCACAACAATTAATGGCAGATAGAGATATTGAACGAGAAACTATGATAAGATTAGACACTTTAAATGATGTTGTTAAAACAAATTGGGAAAGCAAAACCAAAGATGAAAAACAAGAATTTATATCAAAATTTATTGAGTCAGTTATTTTAACAAAAGATAAAAACAATGAACTTCATATAGAGAAAATTAATTTTAGAAAGAGTTATATTAATAACCTAATGAGGTTTTTAGATAAAGGAATATTAGATGTATTAGTACCGGTTGAGATAAATGGTAAAGAAGAATTTATTATTGGTAGTCCAAATATTTCTAATGAGCAAGTACAGGAATATTTAGATAGATTAAATGAATTTTATGAAACAAAAATGTATCAACTTTATGAAAGAGTTGATGAAGATACAGGTAATATTATTGGTGAATTCACACCTAAAAAAGACGAAAAAATTATAAGAATAGTGCCTATTTCACCTACTGAAATAAAAACAAAATCAATTATAAATAAAGAAGATATTGAAACAAAATATGGAATTGTTACTTAC